TCGACTAGCTAAAAACCGGGGCAGTTCTTTTGAGCTGGAAATTGCAAAAGTTCTTTTCGACGAGCTCGGGATCCAGTTCCAGAGAAACCTCGAGCAAGTTCGCACGGCTGGGCTTGGTGATCTGATCACAAGCGATCCGGACTTTCCCTTTTCGTTAGAGCTGAAACGTCGCCGGTCTGGGGTCATGATCCCATCCGGGGCGTGGATGCAATCCATCGAGGCGTCAGACATCGATCGCGGGATCTATCCGGCGGTGATCTATCGCTACGACCACAGAAAGCCGAGGGCTGTCGTCCCCTTCTCAGCGATCGCTGAAATGGAGACCGGTCTGAGGACAAAAACCATTCACGAGAAAGCCGACATTTCTGTCCCCCGCTTTTGCAAGCTGGTCCGAGAAATCATGGCATGGAGAGCTGAAAAAAATGACCTATGAACTTGACGTTCCGAACGAGGTTTATCATCAGGAGTGGCCTGGATATTCCTCGACTTTCATCAAAACCGCTTATGAAAAGTCGCTCTATCACGCGCGCTATGGATACAGCTCCATCAATCCGGCGATCGCTGACTTTGGCACCGCAATCCATTCAATGACGCTCGAGCCTGAGAAAGATCATGTCAGGCGCGGTCCCGAAACGCGCAGAGGCAAAGCCTGGACAGAGGCCAACGACGCGGCAAAAGCCGACGGCGCTGTCCTACTGCCGGAGAAAGAGTTTGACGTCGCTCACAAGGCAGCTCAAAAGCTCCTAGATCATCCCAGCGCGGGAAAGATCCTCAAAGACGAGAGCAAGATTTGCGAGGCGTCGATCACGGTCAAACACCCTCGGACCGGTCTCCAGCTCAAAATTCGTCCTGACATTTACGTTCCGGAGACCGGGGTAATGGCAGACGTCAAAACGACCGTCAGCTCAGATCCGCGCTTGTTTGCGAGACAAGCCTGGTCGCTCGGTTATCCGATCAGCGCAGCATATTACAAAATGGTCGCTGAAATGATCGGCTGGGACGTCAACTATTTTTGCTTTTTGACCGTCGAGAAAACTGAGCCTTTCGCCGCTCACTGTCATCATCTTTCCGTCGAGGCGCTCGATCGCGGTCACAAGATCGTCGAAATGATGCTCGACAAGATCGCTTGCGCTGAGCGCGAGAACGCCTGGACGACCGGCTGGGGTAATCACTCTATGCTCGACGTCCCAGAATGGATGACCCGGCAAGACCAGGAGAGCGACGATGTCTGACATGAACAAAGTTCGGACATTGCTGTCCGACGCGAAAGAACTGTCGAACAATCAAGAGGTCAAAGACCTGATCGACCAGGCAATCTCTCACAGTTTCCGCGAATACGTCAAAGCGCGAGCACCGGTCGAAAGCCGGGAGCTGACGCTGAGAGACATCGCAAACATTCTCGCGATGTATCGCAAGCACCCTGAGACATCGATCCAAAGAATGGCTGAGACATTCGACGTCAATCCAGGGCGGATCTCCGAGGTCATCAGCGGAAAACACAAGTTGCAAAAAGGAGAAAACAAATGAGTGACTTTAAACCTATGCGCGTCCCAGGCGTCGAGCTTCTATGGCCTCGCCTGGATAAGCTTTATCGCTTTGATCCGACCCACAAGCGCGAGGACGGCGGACGCGGTGCAAACGTACCGGCGACAGCCGACGAGGATCGTGCGAACTGGAGCGTGACCATGAAGCTCCCAGAAAAGCGCGGAAAGCTTCTCTATGAGAAATGCAAAGAGCACTTTAAAGCGCGCAAGCCTGACGACGAGTTCGGCGACGTCTGGGGCTACAAAGAAAGCGCCGGTGACGAGCTGAACATGTTGTTCACTGTCACGCTCAAAGCAAAGACGTCAAAGGGCAAATTCAACGAGGCTCCGGCGGTCACTGACGAGCTGGGCGAGGATATTGCAAATAAAGCGATATGGTCTGGATCGACAGCCGACGTCTATTTCAAAATCTATCCGGCGTATAATCCGAGCGAAAAGAAAGAGGGCATTTCCCTCATGCTCGATCGCGTCGTCGTGACGAACCCTGTCTATGGTGGCGATGATTATGACGACCTCGACGATACGCCGAGCGCGGCTCCGGCAAAGGGCAAAGTCTCCGACGACTACGACGACGAAATCCCATTCTGACGTCATGACAGAACGGCGCGCAAAATTACCCTGGCACTTATTCAAAGCCGAGCACAAAGCGGTCGGACGATCCGTTTGCTTTGCTCTCGGTGCGGACGATACGGACGCCTGGTTCATGCTGTCACAGATAATTTTTGCGCGCCTGGAACCAGAGGAACAAGCGGGTCTCGCTTTCGCAGCAATGCGCGCTCTGCCCTCTGACATCCGCTGGGATCTCTTGGAAGCGATGGGCGAGGTCGAATTGCCGACCGGCTCACCCCTTCCACCCTTTACCGAGGACATTGCATCCGATGCCAACTGGTGGGCGTCGAGCGCAAGCAACGAGGAACTAAGGGCGTATTTCGTAGCGATCATCAATTACATGAGCGACGACGACAAAAAGATCGCCGCGCAAAAATTACTGAGGAAACAATGAAAGTGGTCAACGGTGGAGATTGGTTCGACAGATATGGAGACATGATGCCGCAATCGGACGCGGCAAACGAACAAGAACCCTTATTCATAAAAGCGTCAGATCTGAAAGATCGAGACATCGAGCCGATGGAATGGCTCATCGGGAGCATGATCCCGGCAAACACAGTCACGCTTTTGAGCGGCGACGGTGGGACCGGAAAGTCGCTCCTGGCGCTCAATTTAGCGATCAGCGTCGCGTCAGGCGGCAAGCTGTCATGGTTAAACATGAAACCAGAACAAGGTCCGGCGCTTTACATCGGCGCAGAGGATGACGTCAAAGAAATGCATCGTCGGATCAACGATATGATCTGGACGCGGCCTGAGCTGACTTGGGACGACATCGAGCAACTGCATCTCGCAAGTCTGGCATCCAGGGACGCGCTCCTTGCCTCTCTGGATCCGCGAACCGGCATCCTGACACCCTCTGAGCTTTGGACCAGGATCTTGACCAAGATCGAGGCAGAGCGACCTCGCGTCGTCATCCTCGACACCCTGGCGGATCTTTATCCAGGCAACGAGAACGATCGAGCGCAAGCGCGTCAGTTTATCGGTCAGCTCAGGAAAGCAGCGGTGGACTTTCAGACGACGATCGTTCTCTTGTCGCACCCTTCACTGAGCGGGATGGCATCAGGCACCGGGACGTCAGGCAACACGGCCTGGAACAATTCAGTCCGCTCTCGGCTCTACATGCAGCGGGTCAAGGATGCTGAATATGAACCGGACAAATCAGCGCGAAAGCTGACGGTCATGAAATCAAACTATGGCGAGACCGGGACCGAGATTTTGATGAACTATGACAACGGCTATTTCGTGGCGCAAAAGGTCGAGGACAGTCTGGACAAGCAAGCGATCGAGGCAAAGGCGGAGCGCGTGTTCCTGTCGCTCCTGGACGAGTTCACAAAGGCGGGAATGTTTTTGTCCCCTGCCCCCTCAGCTCAGAACGGCGCAGCGGTCAAGTTTGCAAACTCGAACGGTCATCAGGGCATCACGAAAAAACAATTCCGCGCGGCCCAGGATCGTCTCCAGCTTGCCGGTAAAATCTGGATCGGGACACGCGGTCCGGCGTCCAGGCAACAGCAATATATCGTCAGAGGGAGCAAGCCGGAATGATGTTCAAACCTTGTTCAAACCCCTTCAAACCCCCTACAAACCCCCTTCAAACCTGGGGTTCAAACCTTATTCAAACCCCCTTCAAACCCCCTTCAAACCCCCTACACACACACTCCCCTTATACCCCTAGAGGTTTGAACCTCTTTTTCCTGACGGAAAGAGGCACCTCATGAAAGAGATAAAAGACATCGTCCAGCGGTTACGCGCGCTGGGCTTCGAGGCAAAGATAAACAACACAGAGGTCAGGCGACCAGCTTCGCCCGGACCCTCTCTCGATTATGCGGAGCTCTCAGAAAAAGAGTTTCGCCGGGTCGTCAGCCGGATCGATAACATCGACATCCTCGCTGGCATGGCGAACAGGAGAAAGCTCCTATCCGCGCCTTGGCTCAAAAAATATTCGCCGGTTCAACGGTCGATCATCTTGGAGCGCAAGTTCCAGCTCGAGCAGAAAGCAAAGGTCAATGATAACTCCAGAGGACGAGGAAAAAATCGGTAGTTACTGGATCGCGGCAGAGCGTGAGTGGTATCGTCAGGGATTGCGGAAAGCTCTCCCCTGCGACGTCCAGGCTGGTCGCGGTGACGCAAGCTATTTGATCAGCTCGTTTGTGGATGTCTATCGCTACATTCTGAAACATGCGGGATGTACCTATGAGGATCTCAAAAGTGAGCTGGACCTCTCAGCTCCGGTGATCGTCAACAATATCGCAGTATTAAAAAAGCGCGGGATCGTATCCAGCAAAGCGATCGGAGCCCGGCGCGTCATGAAATTTTATATCAGGAGACGAGTAAACGTCGAGGAGCTGACGAATGGACAAAAAGAATAACAACAAACGGACTGAGGCTATTCTCGAGGCGCTCGACCTAATCAACGGTGCGCGGAATAGCAGCTACGGCGACCCAGCGAAAAACTTTCAGATCACGGCGGATCAATGGTCAGTCGGTCAGGATGAGCGCATTGAGGCATGGACAGTCGCAATCAGGATGATCGATCTCAAACTTGCCAGGATGAAAACGACCGGAAAGTTTCACCGGGACAGTTTGATCGATGTCATCGGTTATGCGGCTCTTGCTATTGAGGTTTACGATGAAACCTGAGCTGAAAGAAAAGATGCGCAACCACGACTGGCGGCGAACATTGCGGGACGGCTTTGAGATTGCCAGGGACCAGGTTCGCAAGGATTATGCGGTGAAGGACCATCATGTCGCCTGGGCGCTCCTGACAGAGGCGGCATGGGTCTCGCGGGTCGCTTACCCCGCTCCGCCTCGTTCCGGCTTTCCTGGGCGCTCTGCAATGCCTGAGAGCCCTGACGAGGTCACACAGTGGCAGCTCATGAGCGCATATCTCAGAGGAGAGATCAGCTCGCTCCCGGATGAGCCTCAGAAAATGCCGAGACCAGAGGCGCATGTCATCGATCGAGCTGAGCTCATTCTGGATCTCTGGCATCAGACAGCGCTAATCACTAAGGGCAATAAGCGTACTCTCAAGAGTGCGGTTTATGCAAAAGCCCTAGGCGTTAAGCCTGGAAAGATATTTGAGCAATATGGTCTGCGTTATAAGCAGCTAAACGCTGCGGTGATGGAAGCGAGCGAGGACATGGCTCAACAGATTGAAAAATATAATAAAAAAAAGATTGGATAAAACAGGCTGAGACCGAGAAAATACTGATATAATCGCGAGAAGTGTCGAAAGACATTGGATATGTTCATGATTATGCTCTTTCAACTCGCCGGGCTTCATTTGTTTTCTCCCTCCCTGTTTTAAAAATGAGGCCCGGTTTTTACATGAAAAGATCCAGCTCAGCGGTTGAATACCGCAAAATGTATATGACCAAGCGTTGGCGCATATTGCGCGACAAGATCCTGGTCAGAGATAACTATCAATGCCAACACAAGGGATGCGGTCAGTTCCTACAGCCTGGGCGCAATCATCCGCGTTCGGCTGTTGTACATCATCTTGTACCACACAAAGGCGATCACGGTTTATTTTACAGCCAGAACAATTTGCAAG